GATCAATCCCAACAGTATTCCGATATTGTGACCTATAATAGACCTTCTTGATGCCAATGGTCAGTAGAGCCTTGGAACATTCAAAGCACGGGCTATGTGTAATGAAAAAATCCGCGCCCTTGCCAGATTCTCCGTCCCTAGCAAGTTTCAACACAGTATTCATTTCCGCGTGAATAACATTGGCATTAGTACGTTGCTTCATGACCTTGATGTATATATCACCATCATTTGTCGGTACATGTTCAATATCCTCATACAGTTCTTCACAGACATTAGACATACCTGGTGGGGTACCATTATATCCAACCGAAAGGATCCGATGGTCTCTGACTATAACTGCACCAACTTTCAATCTTTCTGCATAGGATTGTTTAGCCATGACCTCGGCTATTTCCATGTACATTCGGATATGTTTTTCCTTCATGAGACAAAATATCCCACGGAGCGCAGTGCACCAAATGTCAAGTTAGGGTATAGTTCATTCAGCTTCTGTTCCTTGATTGCCACAAGAATCTCGGCTTCAGCCTTGCTGACACTTTCCAGAGCACCAATGAAGGCTCGCTCACGCAAAAGTGATTTAATATCTTCCCTATAGAAAGCATCGACCTTGCGTGCAATCTGCCAGAACTGACCTGCCGTCTGGGACTCATGTAAACTATTGATATTATACGGTGGAACACCCGATGGGAGATTAAATCTCCGATCTGGATAGTATGCAGCCTCCATTAGATTCCGTAGATACTTGTTCCCAGAATGTTGTTTGATTGATTCGATGTTCTTATTTGCTGCATCGAGGATTTCTTTAATACTGCTCATTTAGACCTTAAACTTATGGATATCATTCAAAAGTAACCTCATGCGATGATGCATCAGATACTGCATAACTAGATTTAGATCACGGATCGGTTGACATTGTTTATAATCAGCAATGATTTCTTCCTGTATATCCTTGGGAATACACTCGAAGTCTACCAATGTCTTGTTTCGTTGAAAGTTTCTGGCTTCCTCTTCGGTAAACTGACCAGATTCCAATCGTTGAATTAGTTTAGCCGTGATCGGTTTGGCTCGACCTTCTCCGTTGACGAACCATGTATCTGGGCTGAGAATTGATGGTACCCCGTCCCCACTATCACCACGGATACATTTCTCGAACAGAAAATTCTTCGGTGGTTTCTCGACAAACTTTTTCATGATCGGATTCCACTGTCTGACATTCTCGATCACATGAAGTTGTTTATAGTCTCCATCACTAGAGACAATCAATGTTTCTGGAGATTCTTCAATCAGACCAGAGGTGACCTTCTCGTACTCAGCAATATACTTCGTCAGTACAGCTATAACATCATCGCCCTCTGCTCGATTATGCCGAATGACCCTAAATGGAAACACGGTCCGTAGATCGGTCAGAAACTCATATGCAAACCCAAAGATCAGTTTCCAATCAGTCTTTGATTCTTCCCTATCTTTCTTCCGATGTTGTTTGTAGTAGGGAAAATAATCTTTGCGCCAGTTCTTTGAGCCATCGGCACAGATAACCAGTTCCCCATAGGTCGGGCTGAACTTCTCTTTGAACCCCAGCAGTGTAGTCAGAACAGAGTGTCGAAGGATATTAACAGCTTTCTCGGTATCCTTGTTCTTGTTGAAGTCATCGCCAAAAACCAGGGCTGCTGCTACGACCACCTGTGTATAGTCAATCAATATCATTTTGTGAATGCCGCTAGAATAATAGTGTCCTCGTTTAGACGCCCAGTGGGTGTCCCGTGAACTGTCTTTAGGGTTTTAAGATACTGATCGTGACTGATCCGACCTTTGCCGTTCAGTTCCTTGAGTGCCCCTGGTTTCCGAATACCGAGTTGAGTGGATTTAGTTGGATCAAAGTTCAGTAGAGTAGTACCACGAACAGAGATTGTCTCACCCTGTACTGCCACATATTTCTGTAACCGCTTGTACTTGGTATTATAACACCAGACCTCGATTGTGCCTAGCATACGAACCGGGGGAATTGATTTTAACCCAAGTTCAGGGCTATCTGGCTTATACTTGACACTAGCCACGATCTTGGCTGGAGGAACTTCTTTCTTGGCTTTGACTCGAGGCTGAGAGACCTTCTGATTCTGTCCTAGCTCCTGAACAAACTGCTCATATGTAGCCAAAACCTTTTCTAGCCGGGGTACAACGAGTTTTGTCACGGCTGTATTAGCGCGCAGTTTCTTCAGCGCCAGGAGATTTGGGGTGTTATCACGGTCAATGGTATAATCATCAATCATTGAATTGAATTCTGCCATCAGTTGTGTAGCAGATTCCTCGTTTCGATCTTCGGCGGTAATACGGACAACCGGCGAGGTATCCTCATCCCTCTTGACTGCAGCCTTAGCCGCATTGGACTTGGCCAATTCCAGAATTCGGTCCAGTTCGGACTGAATGAACTTTTCCTCGGACTCGGCTAGTGTATTACCATTTGCTCGAATCCGAATCAGGGTCCCAATCTGGCGAAACTCACGATCATGGACTGAGTCCAGGAGCCCGCGTTCCTTCTTGAATTCGTTTAGTGTCCATGTTCGTTTTGCTTTACCATCAACCTCGACGTTATACCAGTTCAGGGCTCGTACCAGTGAAGTAGTATAGTCCATCGGGTTGATGGTAGGTTCGCCATGATGCTTGAGCATCCGGCTGGTCTTGGCTCGAATCTTGGTCTCTGTCATTTCAACTCCATGTTGCTATGGTTCCATTATAACACAGGACCAGAATAAAATCAGGATGTCCGATTAAAATTTTCTAGACCGAAGAATGATAGAAATAGTCCAAATAGGAACATCGGGTTCAAAAGTAGTAGCATCATAGGAATTTCTCCAGTTCTGGTGGTTTGTAGTTCGGACCCTTCTTAACCTTGCCGTTCTCATCTCGGATAACGGCAAGAGTCCCATCTGGTTTCAAGTCATATTTACTGAGGTTGCTCTGACCGACCTCGTTGGCTGCACCCTGAACATCCGCGCCAATGGCGTATGCCCCACCCAGAGAAACTACGGCTAGATCAATAAACCCATCAAGACATTCTACACGATCCATCTTAGCCACATCAGCATCAAAGTCGCCTTCCTTGAACCGCTTAGACCATAGATCAAGGGAATCCGTCATGATACGAAATGCCTTCCGATCATTCAGTGACTCAATGACTTCAGCTAGTTCCTCTAGACACAGACCAATATAGAGTGCTGCTTTCCGCTCATCGAACTCGTTTTTTGTCCCGGCAATCCGATTGAACTCACATACCTGTTGTACAAAATCCGTCATTGTTGTTCTCCAAAGATCTGCTCGTAACACGATTTCAGAACATGATGCTCAGTTGATACAGCATGGAAATTCTGACGATGATAGATTCGTGCAATCTGCCGAAGGATTTTCTTGTCCACCTCGTGTTCTTCCGCGAAGGTCTTGATAGCCTCGCGTTGAAAATCACGTTCACCCTCAACTCGGGTCATACTAGCACTCAGTTCCCCACAGAAACTCCGTAGTGCCTTTTTACCTTCTTCGCTCAAGTGCTCAAGATGCATGATTGCTCCATTTTGATTAAGTGTGCAACAGTTACGCTGCAGAAAATACTAAATAAATAATACGGAACCCCGTATATCAAAAAAGTGTACCTCGCGGAATTCCCAGTTCCCAGGTACTCTAGTCAAACCCACCTTAAGGATCCATTATGACCAGTAAAGATATTTATGCCTCTTTAACAAAGCACGTTGATCGATCGAACAAATACTATAGAACCTATGTCGATTTATGTTCTAAGGCTGCAACCCGCGGTTCCAAGAAACAGGCTAAATCGGTCTTTGGTTATGTCGAGGGACACCATATTGTTCCCCGTTCATATAACGAAGAACTACAGTCCGAAACAAACAATATAGTGTACATGACCGCTAGAGAACATTTTATAGCACATAAATTGTTAATTAGAATTAGCAGCGGTGTTTATGTTCATAAAGCTAAATTAGCTATAACTATGTTCATGCAAAATAGTAATAGTAAACTTCAGCGTCGAGTTCTATCATCTAGAGATTTTGAATACATCAGGAAAATGGCTAGTGAGGCAATTACTGGCAAACCGTCACCAAATTTAGGTAAATCATGTTATACTAATGGGGATATTAACATTTTCATTGGCAAAGATGAAGAACCGCCTGAAGGGTTTTACAAAGGCAGTAAAAATAAGTCTTACGTGACTTACACAAACGGAATTAAAAATTGTACATTACCACTCAATGAAGAACCTCCAGAAGGCTTCTATAGAGGTACCAAAACTAAGTTCTACGTGACTTACACAAACGGAATTGAAAACCGCAAGTTACCACCTAATGAAAAACCGCCTGAAGGCTTCTATAGAGGTAGTATACTTAAGTCCTACGTGATATATACAAATGGAATTCAAGATCGTAGATTACCACCTAATGAAAAACCGCCTGAAGGATTTCGCGAAGGAAGTTGTACAAAAGGAAACCCTGGACCACATACTGATGAAGCAAGATTGAAAATCGGTAAAAGTAATTCCGGAAAAATATGTATTACAAATGGTGTAAAAGACAAAAAAATAAACCCTAATGAAGATATCCCTGATGGCTGGTATCGGGGTAGAACATTTGGTTATACATATCATCAAAAACCTATTAACGATTTTCTAGAATATAATGGGTTTAAATCATTAGATGAATTTAAGGGTGTATTAACCGAATGTGTTTCTTCTGGAATGACTTTTTCTCAATTGAATGAAAGATTCCCGAAGACTAAACAACACCCTGTAATTGGAACATTTTTAAAAATGTTCAATCTTACTGATAAAGTGAAACGAACACATGTACGTATGTCTGACCATCCTTAATTTCAGTTGACTTTTTGGTACCTTTTCCGATGGTACATGATCACTCATTCGGGTAG